TAGATGGCGCCTGCTTTCAGCGCCTCTTTAAGGTTACCGCCACCAAGGAGCGTGGTCCCCGCGCCAGCAACGAAGCCCTGTGTAGCCGCCAGCACGGCAGGCGCCGCTGTGGCGCCAAACATCGCGGTAGCTGCAGGGCCTGCTACGAAGAACAGCGCGGTGCCGAGAACAATCTTGCCTACGGTAGTCGAGGCAAACTTCTTGACCGCCTTGCCGATCTTTTTGAAGGCCTTTTTCAGAAAAAACTCAGGCAGACCGGTGACCGGGTTAGTGGTGCCGCTGCCACCATACCGACGCAGCATCTGCGCTTCCATAGGGCTGATGTGGGCAAGCATGGTGTCGCCGTACCGGCCCGCCGCTGCCATCTCGCGGGCCATCGGCTTCAGGCTGGCAATGCCGCCCTTGGCGAAGCCCTGCGGAGGCATCATGGTCTCCGGACCACGCATTTGGTCCAGTGCCATGTTCAAGGCGGCAAAGACGGTAGCATCAAAAACCTCGGGCAGAAGCTCTTCGTCCACGCCCATACCGAGGTATTTTTCTCGGATGGCAGGGTAGTCGCCGGGGTTGGCCAGAACCTCATCCACCATCGTATTCAGCATCTGGATGACCTCAGGGGCCACCTCAAGTGCTGCCAGTTCCCGCTTGAACTCGGCCACCGCAACAGGGTCTACCTGTTCAGCGGCATTCAACATTTCGCGGTTGAATTCTGTGGGAGAGACCTGCTCACGCAGCTGTTCAAAAGCAGCGAACTGGTCAAGGGAGGGTTCAGTTGGGGCCATTTCGGGGGCGCCCATACCCGGCATCATCGCTTCAGCCATGTCTTTTTCCTTTGGAAGTTAAAAGCCACACGGGGCTGCGCGCCGGGTAAGGTCGCGAATACTCAAGGATTATCGTTTAAAAGGTTAAGCCCTGTCTATAAGAAGTGCACTAACCGTGGCAACAACATCAGTTGTCGTAACCTCAATTTCCAACAAATCTCCGGCCTCCAGCACTAAAACACGGGAATTCCCATCCCATCCTCCTAAAAAGTCAAAGTACTCTTGAGCATTAATACTGGCCGCAGGGATTACAACGTGTGAGCCAACACCAGCAGGAGAAATCGAGACAGTAGCCGTGGTTGAAGAGGCGTTGCTGTTGCTCACCAATATCGACTTTACGATGGCAGTCGTCGCTGCGGGCACTGTCAAAACAGTCACAGGCGAGCTGTTCGTAAGTGATGTCAGAAATCTTTTATATGAATTTGACAAGGTCTAATCTCCCAAGAACCAAGCATACGCTTGATCCGTATTTTCGGTGACCACTGGCGAATACGCGGTGTTGAGCTGCAAAATGATCTGCTCAAGCGAGCGCACCAGCTGGTTGATCTGCTCGGGCGTGTACTCTGCAGAAGCGTTGGGCAGGCGGACGCTGGTAATCTTGCTCATCGCGTCACCTCAACCCGTCCGGCTGCAGGTCAACCCGCAGCGTACCGTAGCGCCATGTGGCGCCCAGCTCGTCGTTCTCGATGGTGATTGAAATCTGCCGGCCTCGCGCGCGGGTGTCCACCTTCTGCGTTGTCGGCGTAATAATATACGGATCAAGCGAGCTGGGGCTTGCCAGTGCCTGCGGGAATGCGCGCAGCAGAAGCCGCACCGTCAGGTTGCCCACCTGATCCTGAAAGTCGGGTATGAACCGCGACATCAACAGCATGTTGTCCCCGTCGCCGATGTCAAAGTAGCCCGATGTCAGCAGGGACTCCAGCGGCAGATTTACATCGTCCGTGCCGGTCTCATGCTGATAGATCAGCGCCCTGCCAGCAGTCAGCCCGTAGATCGTGCTGATGGTAGCGTCGGTTGCGTCAGGCTCGTATTTCGCGCCCAGCGGCTTGGGGTAGGCGCTCAAGTCTACCCACGCCGTTCGTGCCATCGTGCCGATTGCCCATGTGTTCTCAAGGTAATTGAACGTAACGCAGCGATCAATAAAGTCGCTAGTAACAGAGCAGTACCACCATGTTACCTCGTTGAACTGACTGTTCAGGCCAACGTGGACCTTGGTCTTCTGCACCTGATTGAGGTCTTTAAAGACGTAATCCTGCACCGTGCAGGGGAGCTTTTTGACAGTACCGTCGAACAGGTAGAACGCCTCAGTGCCCATCCAGAAGGCAAGGCCGTTGACGTCCACCGACGCGTGAGGGCCGATGCAACCGCAGTTGGCGCCCAGCTGCTGGAAGCCGAAGGTGAAGGGGGGCCCAATGAACTGCTGCCCGTGAAGCGCTGTGTCGGTAAAGATCAGAATCTGACCACGCGAGCGAATGGCCGTAACGATGCGATTGCCGTCTGTGAGCCGTTGGCCGCCAGCCGTGTTCGTCGCGCTCTCGACAAACTGAGTGATGTCCTCCTGATTGGAGAACCGCACGAACATCGGGTCTTGCGTTGAAGGACTGCCAATCGTGGTTTCGGTGCCAAAGCAGACAAGATGTCTGTCGGGTGTGGACACCAGAGCATAAGTGCTTTTGGTAGGGGCACCGGAGAGCACTGCTGCACGGGTCGCGGCACCGGCACTTAAGTCCCATAAGAAGGTCTGGCCGTTGACCAGCTGACAGATAGCGTCTTCGCCAAAGTTGTCGAACTGCCACACGCGTGAGCTCAGTGCCACGCCCGTGCCAGCGGTTCGTGGTGTGCCCCATGTGCTCAAGCCCCACGTGCCGACGCCCCAACCGAAGTCGAAGAAGTCCACGTCAGTGCCGATGTTGATCTGGTAGGCACCCACGACACTCGCACCGCCGTTAGCCGAGTCCGAGGAGTTGGCCGCGACAGGGGCAGTGACCGTGTAGCTGTTTGCGTTAACAACGGTTGTGACTTCGTACTGAGCGTTGAGGATGACAGCAGTGATATTGCCGCCAAGACTGGTAGCACCTGAGAACGTTACGAAATCACCCACGATTGCGCCGTGGCTGCTGTCGGAGACGGTGAGCGTGGCCGAGCCGGTAACGGCGGCAAACGTCACTGCGCCAGCGACTGTGGTTTCACGGATCGGGGTAATGTCGCTCCACGCGCCATTGGCGGAGACGTACAGCTTTCGCGTTGTACCCACGATGACGTGAGGGATACCGGACAGGCTGGTCCACGTGAACACCTCACTGACCATGCCCACCAGATAGACTTCGTTACCTTCAAAATTAATCCAGCCGCCTATTTTTTCGGGCAAGCCGTATCTGAACCGCACGTTATCGCAGTTCGTCCAGCCGCCCTCGGCACCGTATTCGGTGTTCTGCTTATCGATGCCGGGGGCTAGATTAAGTCGAAAGTACGCCATCTACGCCCTTTACATCATTTTAGCGGGTCGCGTACCCTTGATTGCAATGCCCGCACCGCGCACCTTGCCCTTTGCAGCACCGCCTTTTTTGACTGCGCCACCGGCTGCGTAGCCCTTCGTAGCCATGCCGCCCATTGCCATCTTACCCTTGCCATCCGCAGCAAAAGCCGGAACTTTCTTGCCGTCTTTCATTACCATGGCCATACCGCCGGCTTTCATGCCTTTCATATCAGAATCTTTCATCATGATGCCGTCGGGCATCTTGTGCATGCCTTTCTTAGCCGCGCCGCCTGCTGCCATACCTTTAGCTTTCATCATGTTCGTTCTCCGCATACAAGTTGTTAAAAGTAACTGCTGGGTCTAAATACGAGTCGTCTTGCTCGGCGCAGTGTATCCACTGACTGGGTTTAAAGTCCGGTGCGCCTTCGCCAGTGACCCAGTACGCTGGGCTTGTGACGCGGACTCTATTGTTTGGCAAAGCTACAATATTACCGGTCCATTTGCCAGCGTCCGTGAGTATCAGCACATGGGACTGCTTGTGCTGTGCAGGGTCTTCAGCGACCTCGCTTTCAGCGTAATCCACCGTGAAAAGGTAGCGTCCCTTGAAGAACTGGTTGTCGATCTTGCACAGCCACTGGGACGGTTTAGCCTGATTGATTGAGATAATGCTGTGGTGGTAGGAGCTACAGTCCCACGGCTGCACAAAGTGCGTCTCCATGCGCTCGGGCCATTCTTCCAGCGGTATATCCCCAACCAGCGCAGTGATCGGCATCCGGGCCCACATCGCCCCGCCATGCACATTCGGCTGGCTACCGTCGTCTGCTTCGCACCCAGTAAAGATCAGTTGGAACGACAAACACCTGTCAGGCATTGTGGTAACTGCAACTGCCAGCGCATGAATGTACTCGCCGTGGTAGTTCTGGTGGCCGTTGGTAAACTCTTTTCGGACCCAGCACTTAAAGTACGGGATGTTGCTTATAAGATACATTTAACCTCCAGACAAAAACAGCGCTTGCTCTTCCAGCCTGCGCCGGGTCAATCCCGGTAGTACTCGGCCCCCGCCCTTGTTCCACTTGGGGAACTCTGCTGCCGCTCCCTCTACGTCCCCGGCATTGTAAAGACGACGGAGTGTAGAAGCCTGAAGGGCACCAAGGCCACAGTTAAAGCTGAAGGCAACCAAGGCATCAAACTGGCTTTGGCTAGTAACGCTATCAGGACAATGTCGTAGAACGCCGCTCTCAAACCTAAGCAGGTCTGCGTCAAAAAGTAGATCAATGGACTCATCAGACCATGCTTTATCATGCTCAGGCTTCAGTGGGTAGGTTTTGCGCTCGGGTATCTTGAGCTTGTTCTGCTCAGGGTAAAGCACCCTGCCGACACCCACAGTCCACAATATCGCAGGACAAAGGTAAGGGCGTGTGTGGACACCCTCGAAGTGCTTGATAAGCTGCTTTCCTGCGTCACTTACGCGCACGGGTTTCAAACGCCTGCGAACCGAACCAGAACGCGATTATGGATGCAAACAGCGCCTGCGTTTCTTGGTCCCACAGCAGGGCCAAGGTTTCGCTGAACGGTACTCCCTGCTTCACAGCGTACCAGCAGCCAAACATATTAATCGCACAGAGCATGAAGAACATGCAGTATGTGATAACTGGACGGACCGAGGCGCGTAGGCCAATGACCCACTTCGGCGCGCCTTTGCCGATGTCAGTATCGTGCTGATACAACGCCAGTCGTTCGGATGCCGCAGCCTGAGCCATAGACGCATCGGCCCTAATCTCCTCAATGCGCTGCTGGGCAACCAGACCCCGTTCGGCCATCTGCATCTCGCGCTCGACGGAGATGCGCATCATTTCAAGCTCGTGACGCTGGTCGCCTTTTGATTTGAAAATCTCAAGCAGCTTCGGCAAACCGCCGGTCAGGAAACTTGCAAGGGTAGAGAGGAGAGTCAGCATATTACACCTTCTTAAAGAGCCACATTGATACAGCAACAGGTACTGCAAAAATAATTACAATCAACACAACAGCGATTGCGTTCTGGATAGTCTTAGCCCTACGCCTACCCTGAAGCATGACTCTGCGCTCCCGGCCTTCCTTTAGCTGCCTGCGTTCTTCCATCATCTCGCGGTAAGCATCAACGCCAAAGCGGTAAACAATGAGTTCCCGGAGTTCCTTTTCCTGCTGTTCTATCTTCTTCCTACGCATCAGATTCTCCATCGCTTCCTGCTCAACGGAACCTTTGTGTAGCAGCTTCTTGAACAGCGGAGGATCTCGGGATTCTTCTTCGTGCTGCTTCAGATCCGCACAGGCACCGAACCACGTTCCCAATTGAGAGCCTACATCCTCGATTTCCCGCCCAGCTTCGACTGCCTTCTTTACAAAATTAAACGCAGCAGAGGCAGTGGCGAAGGCTGTGATTGGGTCGAGCATCTCATTCACCGTCCCCGTTTATTTTACTCCACGCACCAAACATCAACAGGCCAAGGACAAACATAGTTCCAGCACGAGCCACGGTATGCCAGATGGTTTTCTTCATGCCACGCCAGTCGGTAATCAGGGAGCGTAGATCACGGACATCGGTTCCAGCATCGTCATCATGCAAGCCGATCTCGCGCAGGACAGACTTCATCTCTTCACGGATTATTTGACGGAGAGTGCCTTCTTCGATTTCCATGATCTACCCCTTACTTAAATGCGGGTCCTGTAACCCAGACAACTATAGTTTTCCGCTTCCCCGAAGTTACGGGAGTCACTCGGTGCGTTATATAGGACGGGAACGCCGTAATAAGCCCACGCTGTTTATCGACCGCCGTTGGGGTAGCGCTGAACATCAGCTCCAGATCACCGCCTTCGTAGTCGGCGGGGTCGCTTAACTGCAGCACCATAGACAACTTGCGAGGGGGCCTTGTATCACTACCCGCTGCGTCCATGTGCCATGTGTAATGGCCAGTATCGGCTGCGTCGTACATGGTGTACTGCATATCTTCTTGGAAGCCGGAGAGATCAAACTTGTAGAACTGCCCGTTAACTTGTCGTGCCACCCAAGCCATGCGGTCGTAAAGCCACGGGATGACGTCGCTATGCGAAATCCATGCAACTTTGGCGACGCGTACATCAGACCCCGGAGCTTCGTCGTTATTCACCGTCGCCTCCGAAAACCTGAGTGAGTCACCGTAGGCTACTATCTGATCCAGCTCAGCAGCAGAGAACGCGTCTTGGAACGTAGTGAAAGGGTGCTCCCCAACCCCAAACGTAGGGGAGGGGGAAAAGAAATAGGTAGACATTATTTACGCTCCCAGAGTTTGTCACGGTAGTAGCTTTCATGGCTCGCCCGTTTACGGCGCGTAAGCTCAAGTTCACCAATATCTTTGTCAGCAAATTTCGCTATCTTAGCCTTGGTTATAGCAGTATCCCGTTTAATGGGGATGACCTGCACAAGCGGGGTGCCTGCCTCAACAACGCCATGGAACCCGGGTTTATTGAACGTGAACGGGAAGTTTATGTATTCAAAATACTTGTCGCACTCGACAACACCAGACATACACTCGAACCGCAAGTCGGGGCGGTTGAGCGGCGGTACGAACATGACTGAGTATCCCTTTGGCACCCGGATTATCCAGTAGTTGAGAAACTTCAAAGGCGGCTTTGGTAAAGCCGGATGAGGCGCTTCGTCCGTAGTTATCTGCGGGTAAGTGTGCGCCTCTACCATGGGCTTATAGAACGTCGAATTCCAATCCACCTTACCAGCAGTATTGGACGTACGGAACTCCACGTCTGCGGCAAGCGGTATGATCCACCCCAACTGCATGGCGTCTAGGAATGGCGGGCAACGCTTTATAGTGGCAGAACTGAGACCTTCGTTCATCCGCATGGACAGTTTCTTGTACCACTCCGGCATAAACTTACGCGCCGGTATCGGTGGTGGGATGACATCCCAGTCTTTTTCTTCGCACAAAAACTCTATGGTAGGGGTCTTGATCGCAGAAAACAAACTCACTGACGGCTCCAGCTGGTTACGATTTGGCCCGCAACACTACCACTACCTACAGTCGCTGCATACGAAGTTCGCATATTTACGCTCACTCCGTTGTAGGTCGTATTAGACGCTGGAGTAGCTGAACCGCCAGCGCCCCCTGCGTTACCGGAGCTACCGGGATTGCCTGCGCTACCGGGGTTACCGCCTGTACCCGCGCTACCTACGTTACCGGGGTTACCCGCGCTACCTGCACCGCCGGGGTTACCTGCACCGCCGGGGTTGCCTAAAGCACCTGTATTACCCGCAGCGCCTGCAGTACCGGGGTTACCGCTAGTTGCCCCAGTGCCCGCAGCGCCTGTGTTACCTGCAGCGCCTGCACCACCGGGGTTACCGTTAGTTGCCCCAGTGCCCGCAGCGCCAGCGTTACCTGCAGCGCCTGCACCACCGGGGTTGCCTAAAGTTCTGCCTGTGCCAGCGTTACCTGTATTCCCTGCGGCTCCTGCACCACCGGGGTTACCCGCGTTGCCTGCAGCTCCCGCGTTGCCACCGCTACCTCCGCTACCTTGGAATACGCTTAGGGAGGTAGGAGCATTTAGAGTAGAAGCATTAAAGCTGCTCCCGTTCCCACCTGCACCGCCCGCACCGCCGCCCCCGGTGTTACCCGCATTGCCGGGGTTGCCAGTAACTGTAAGGCTGTAAGGGGGGCTAACGTTGCCGCTGAAAATCGAAGGGCTGCCATTAAATGCCCCCCCGTTGCCCGCCCCGCCTCCAGTACCTCCAGTACCTCCAGTGCCGTTAGTGCCAGAGTTGCCCGCACCACCGGGGTTACCTGCAACGCCGCCGTTACCACGAGCACCAGCGTTCCCTGCGTTACCGGGACTACCTGTGTTACCTGCAGCGCCGCCATTACCACGAGCACCAGCGTTACCTGCGTTACCGGGACTACCTGTGTTACCTGCAGCGCCGCCATTACCACGAGCACCAGCGTTACCTGCGTTACCGGGACTACCTGTCCCACCTGCAGTACCGCCATTACCTGCGGCGCCTCCGACTCCGGGATTACCTGCGTTACCCGAACCGCCCGGGTTACCCGCAGTGCCCCCAGCACCGCCGTTGCCACCAGCCCCACCATTACCACCAGCGCCCGCGCTGCCCCCTGCAGTACCATTGAAAGTGTTGGAAACCGCAGACGATAGGTTACCCGCGCTTCCGGGGTTGCCGGGGTTACCAACAGTGCCTGCGGCTCCCGTGGTACCTGCGTTGCCTGCACTGCCGGGGTTGCCCGCACTGCCGGGGTTACCCGCACCCCCACCGGCACCAGCACTGCCAGCGTTACCTGCGCTTCCGGGGTTACCTGCGCTTCCGGGGTTACCACCTGTACCTGCGTTGCCTACATTACCTGCGGCACCGGGGTTGCCCGCAGCACCGGGGTTGCCACCTGTGCCAACAGTACCTACATTGCCTGCACTTCCGGGATTACCCGCGCCTCCGGGATTGCCGCCTGTACCTGCGTTGCCTACAGTACCATTTGTACCTGCACTTCCGGGGCTCCCCGAAGTTGCGCCAGTCCCTGAGTTTCCCGCAGCGCCCGGACCGCCTGCATTACCCGCAGTGCCGGCGTTACCTGCGCCACCAGCTCCTCCAGTGCCACCCGTACCGGGAGAGCCCGTAGAGCCCGAGTTCCTTGCAGTGGTAGAGTTGATGGGGAACACACCGGGGTTGTTAAACTTGAAGGAATCGGCACCGCTACCACCGCCGCCACCGCCACCCGTAGTACCGGCGCTCCCAGCATTACCGGGGTTACCAGCAGAGCCCCCTGCACCACCTGCGCCGTTATTACCGGGGTTACCAGCGTTACCAGCGTTACCAGCAGTGCCGCCTGCACCACCTGCGCCGTTTGTACCGGGGTTACCAGCGTTACCCGGATTGCCTGCAGTACCGCCTGCACCACCTGCGCCGTTTGTACCGGGGTTACCAGCGTTACCCGGATTGCCTGCAGTACCGCCTGCACCACCGTTACCACGAGCACCAGCGTTCCCTGCGTTGCCGGGACTACCAGAAGTGCCACCGTTACCGCCCGCACCGCCATTACCTGCAACGCCAGCATTACCGGAGTTGCCAATAGCCCCGGGGTTACCCGGATTACCTGCGTTGCCGGGATTGCCTGTACCGCCCTTACCTACAATCGAGACAACTTGCACCCCAAACGGGATGAAAATGTTCCCGGAGGTGTTAGTAGTTATCGACCCAGCAGGGACGATGCTATGTCGTTGTTTTTGCCGAAACGCTACAGGCATGACAGTTACCCACTAAAAGAGACCAACGCAACCCAGTCTGCTGCTTCAATTTCGCTCAACCCGGAAACCAAAACTGGGATTCTGGGCTCGGGGTCAGCGTCTTCGTACTGCTGGGTATAGACTACAAACGGCAACGCCACGGACTGGTCTGGGAACCACGTCTGCACGTTGGCAACAACACTTGGTGTTTGCGTAGGATCGCCGTAGTGTAAGTGGCGGTACGAAATACCGGAATTTTGCATAACCAAATACGCAGAGTATCCATCCGCAGCTGTTTCGTTAAACGAAGTATACAGATAGAACTCGATGTTAGCTTTATGGGCCATGGTATCCTCCTATTAAGAAACGTCGGCCATTGCGAAGGTACCGTAGTACGGAGAACCCCCGTCCACGGTGAAGAAAGTCAAAACGTCTTTATCCCCGGCACCTGTAGATAGTGTTGGGGGCAACCCATCAGAGTACTGGGCGCTGGTAAAAGTAGCGGTCCTGTTGCCGGAACCGTCTTGAATCAGGATCACGGTAACCGAGCCCATCACCCCCGCCGTCGGGGGGTTTGTAAACGAAAAAGTCACGCTGTTAGACAATGTAAATTTAAATACGTTGGCCAGTGACATGTCAATATTATACGTGGACGTAGACACACTGGCGCTGACAACCGTCTCTCTATACGCAGTAAGTGTCTTGTTGGACAGCGTCTCTGCGCCCGCAAGAGTGACAGCAGGGGCGGTAGAAGCCCACGTTGTGCCGTCACTGGTCAGGACGTTGCCCGTAGCACCGGGTGCGACTACCTGAAGTGCGGATGTTCCGTTACCGAGCAGGACGTTGTTCGCAGTGAGCGTGGTTGCGCCCGTTCCACCGCGAGCAACTGACAAAGTGCCTGTGGTTCCCGCAACGATTGGTAACCCAGTAGCGTTGGTCAGCGTACCTGATTGCGGAGTGCCGAGTATCGGAGTGACAAGGGTAGGACTTGTGGCAAACACCAACGCACCGGAACCCGTCTCGTCAGTCACCGCAGCAGCGAGGTTTGCGCTTGATGGAGTTCCGAGGAATGTAGCTACACCAGAACCAAGCGATGTTATGCCCGTGCCACCGTTGGCTACGGCAAGAGTGCCGGCAAGTGTGATGGTGCCAGACCCGGTAATCGGGCCGCCGGAGGTGGTCAGGCCTGTAGTGCCACCGCTCACAGCAACAGATGTTACGGTTCCACCAACTTCAGTCGGGTTAGCGTTAAACACTGCCGCACCTGCACCTGCGCCGTCTGTGACTACCATCAGCTTGGAGCCGTTGGGCACATTGACCGTTGCGCCTGAACCCTGAGCAATCGTAATGATCTGACTGCCGGTGGTGGCGTTCTCGATGATCCAGACCTTGGACACCGTGTTGGGAGCCAGTGTCACCGTGCGCGTAGCAGTTAAGGACACCGCAGAGGTGATTTTTAAGTAAAGCGAGCGTGTGCCGTCAGCCGAGGCGTCGGGCATCGTGAAGGTCTGGTCCGCATCCGCCGCCATGTCCTTGGTGCCAAGGCTGAACGCATCGGCTATCAGAGCGAGGTTGGTGTTGGTCGAGGTGCCCCATGTACCCGACTCGGCACCTGTGACAATCTCCTTCAATCGCAAATCATTGTTAAAAGTAGCCATGTCTCATCCTCACGCCGCTGTTTCTACAGGTATCCAAGTAGCATTCTGCGCGTCATTTACATCAACCCAAACGGCGTTTTGAGCGTCGTTTACCAGTGACCATCCGCCTATTTTAACCTGCCCAATCGCGCCTACACCAGCTACTCCGACGGGGATTATAAGCTCGCTTACCGCTATCTGAACCTGCCCAATCGCGCCGGTTGCGCTGACCCCCGCAGGGACAACTGTATCGTTGACCTGTAACGCAACCGTGCCTACCGCGCCCGTGCCTTCAATGCCGGTGGCCGTAACAGTAGCATCATATGCGGGGACTACCGTGCCAATCGCGCCCGTACCCGTTACGCCCGCTACGGTGACGTTGCTGTCTATCTGCAGCGTCACGGCGTCAACAGCACCGATGCCCTCTACGCCTGTAGCTACAACCGTTGCGTTTATTGCGATGGAGACAGTGCCAACGGCTCCCGTCCCCTCAACGCCAGTCGCAATCACCGTATCGTCGACCACAAAGGTAACTGTGCCAACTGCGCCTGTACTCGCTACGCCCGTTACAGTGACGTTGCTGTCTATCCGCAGCGTTACCGTGTCAACTTCACCAGTGCCGGCAACGCTGGGCGCAACAACCGTTGCGCTTATTGTGATGAAGACAGTGCCAACGGCGCCCGTTCCTTCAACACCCGTCGCAATCACCGTATCGTTAACCGCAATGGCAACCGTGCCAACGGCGCCCGTACCGACAACGCCTATGGGGATAACAATATCGTCTACTTGTACAACAAAGCCGCCGAGCTCACCAACGCCCTGAACACCCGTAGGGACAACCGTGGAGTTAATCTGCAGGGCGATATCGCCAACGCTACCCGTGCCAGAGACGCCTGTTACTGCAACGACCTTGGTTACAAGAATGGTGACCGGCTCTACCGCACCCGTACCCGCAACACCGTCAACTACATAGGCAGGTGCTATCCCGCTAAAGCCATTTATGCCCCAGCCACCCTCTCCCCAACCTTTAGTGTAGGTGGTAGCTGCCACAGATCAGCCCTCAAGCAATCCGAATGATCGCTGTAGCTGCGGCTGCAGTCGGGAACTGGATTTGGAAATCGCCCGAACTTACCTGCTGGTCACCGCCAAAGCTCAACACCGCTACCGCAGCGTCAGACGAGGTGTCGTTATAGATCAACGCGCCAGAGGTCGTGAACGTCGCAGCACTCCACGTCGTGTTGTCAAAGTCGCAGATCGCCGTAGTGCCGTCCGCTACTGGAGTAATCGACACCAGCGTGTTGCCGCCTGTGGTGTAGCCGCTACCGCTACCAAGCTCGTCAGTGCTCAAATCACTGTAGTTAGTGGTCGCAGCACCAAAGGTGCCAGAACCGGCAGCCGCTGCCTTAAGCAAAGCGATCTTAAAAGTATCACCAGTA